CTCACGGCTTCACTCATGTGGCTGTGAGGTATCTGTCATGAAGGCTGTACTAGCGTATCTCCTAGCACTCGGCATCGCTGGCTGCTCAGTGAACGTTGTGACCATGCACGATCCGGCTGTCTATGTGGAGCGGACATGATCGAACGCGAATTCCTGTGCATCGCTCACCTAGGCGAACACAACCGGGTGCGCAGTGAGCGCACTATCGTGGCACACACTCCGCATGCTGCGGCTGTCGAGTTCGCTCGTGGCCATGCTGGCACGGTGTACTCGCTGTATCACGAACGAGCGCAGCCCGGTGGCCGCTCGACGTGGCGTGCAACGTGGTCGGAATCCGGCCTCTCCATCTGGCTTTACGAACAGTAATTGACATCCAGCTACAGGCTCGCTGTGCGGGCTTGTGTCGGGCTGTCAGCCTGAGTAGTACACGAGGTAGTCCCTTCCAACGCGGGCCGCTCCTGTGGCCTGCCCCACTGCGGTAGAGGTATTCATGACGACCAAGAAACCGGCGCTCGTGCCGGGCAGCATCGAGCATATCAACGCGAACATCCAATCGATTGCCACCAAGGGTGCGCAGTTCGACAAGCTGGTGCAGGAGACTGCGCTGCATGTGCTGAGCCACGCTCACAAGAACAACGATCTCGACGTGGTGAACCGGCTGCTCGTGTCGATGCCGAGGGGCAGCAAGGGTCAGTCACTGGCCTTGTGGTTCTGCAAGCACGGCGCACTCCAGCCGAACAAGGAGCGCGACACGGAACTGGTCCGCACCAAGCCGCTCGTGTGGCTCAAGGACGGTATCTGGAAGTTCGAGGAGGCCAAGACGAAGCTGTGGCACTCCATGCTCAAGGACAAGCCGCTGATCGAGGTCTACGACATCGAAGCGAAGTTCGCCGCGTTCATGAAGCAGGTGATTGCGAACAAGGACAAGATCACGAATCCGGTCCTGCTCGCTGCCCTGCAAAACGTCAAGATCACGTCCGAAGTCTGACCGTGAAACTGACCGTGCTGTGCGGCCTCATCATCTGTGTGGGGCTGTTCTGTGTGGTGGCCGCAATGGCTGTCATACATCGCTGTACCAAGTAGTAGCTGCACCGTTACACAAGGCTTTGCGGAGCGCCTAAAAGCTCTACCAGCACTCAACTAGCTGGTGTCCGCGACAACAATTCCCAATCGAATGAAACTCCTTCTTAACGTTGGCTTGAAGCGTAACGACAACGCTGCCGACAACACCATGCTGCGCACTATCGCCGCTCTCAATCGCGCCGGTTTCCTGCTGCATCGTGGCGAAGTCAGCGATTCAACACATCCCGAGCATGGCACCGAGCGCGTTCTCGTCTGCTGCGTCGAGTACATCCGGCCACTGTCGGAGCCTAGCTTCGTAGCTGGCCTCCACAGCACGGTCATGCAGGTTCACCTGAACTACGCCGCCGCGCAGCTTGCGCAGGACTGCATAGCCGTCGCCAGTATCGACACGTGGGGCCGCGTTGACGGCCTCCTGATTGGCCCGAACTCGTCCAAGTGGGGCGACTTCGATCCGCAGTACTTCATCCATCCCTCCGCACTCACTCTCAAGGACGCCGCATGATCGCTCGCAACGTAATCAACACCGTTACTCGCCGCCCGCACCTCGCGGAAACCAACGCCATCGTCCGAGCGTTCGCTCGTGCTGTGTTCGGTCGCTCCTTCTCTGCTGCTCCCGAGGCTACGCCGAAGGCCAGCCGCGCCGAGCGCCGCGCTGGTAAGCGTCAAGCCTACGCCCTGCGGAGTGCCTAATCGTGATCGAACGCACCCTCCGAAACGACCGCGTGATCGCGGCCCATTGTTCCGGTCCTGTCGAAGAACGTCAGGTGTCCTTTCCCAACCGTGACCGCAAGCGCGACAAGTTGCACGTCACGAACGTGCGTCGCCAGCAACGCGACGCCAAGCGCGGCCTCGAAGCTCTGTTCGCATGAGTGATCGCTTCGTGGTGCGTCCTTTCTCGCCCACGCCGACACGTTACACCTCGCCGCAGACTTTCTATGCGGTAGTTGATACGGAGTCCGACACACCCGGCGAGACGCAGTACCTCACAAACGTGGCCGCGCAGGGCGTGGCTGACGCAATGAACCGCGAGGTCGATCTCGGCCTCCGCACATAGGAAACAACATGCGCCAACAATACCGCACGAACGTACCCGAGCAATCCGTCACCGGCCAATACCAAGTCCAGATGAAGGGCGACAAGTGGCACGTGTTCGACGGCAAGACGGGTGGCTGGTCGAAGAACCCGCACGAGACGTACAAAGGCGCTGAAGCCGAAGCGCTGAAACTGCACGAGGCACGGCAGGCTGAGTCGGCTGCGGCCATCCAGCAGTTCCACCTCTCGCGTAACGTCAACGGGAACCCGGCCTAATGTTCATCCGTAAATCCAAGCACGAGGCCATCGTCGCGGGCCTGTCGGCACGACTGGAACGCGCCACGATGCGAGCCGACACGAACGCAGAGACGATCCACCGCGAGCGGCGTGGCCGCGCCCAGTCTTCCTCGTTCGCTGCTGCGTACGGCGCTGGCCCGGCTAACGAACTGCGCTTCTACCGCGAGCATAACGACCGGCAGAGTCGGCAGATCGTGGCGCTGAATGTCGGCTTGCGTAGCCGCGACGCAGAGATCGAACGCTTGGGTAAGCAACTCCGCGAGCTTCGTCGGCGCGTGGCGAACCAGCGTGAGAGCCTGACCAACGTGATCGAGAACGCGCCCCGCTTCGGCACGAGCCTGCAAGAACTGATCCGCAAGCCTGTCGATCCGAAGGCAGTGCCGTACTGCGAAGCCCTCGCCAAGGGCCGGCCCATCTGCTGCGGCTCTTCGCCGTGCAAACTTCAACCCATCGCTGGCTGCGCTGGCGACTTCTAAGGAGTCCGCATGATCGTCGTTCGTACCCTCAACACTGTCGGCGGATACCGCGCTCGTCCGTACCGCTCGATCCGCAAGATGAACCGCTTCGCCCGGTCGCTGGGCTTCCGTAACTGGGCCGCGTACGTGGCGAAGCTCACGATGGACAAGCTGTTCCGCGAGAACCTGCAACGCATCGCAGAAGCACACCCGGAGGCCGCATGACGTTCAAGGTCGGCGAGACTGTACGGTTCGTATGCACCTCGTCGTTTCTGAGTGACTACCCGGAGGACAAGAAGCGCCTCGGCATGCTCGGTGTTGTTGAAAGCCTTGATAAGGGCTTGCGAGTCCTCATGCAGGACGGCTACGAGATGCGCGGATGGGGCTCGGACTCGTACGAGGAATCGTACGAGGCGGTCGTTGCGGAGGCCACGTTCTCGCTGCTTGCCGCAATGACTGGCAAGCCGCTGAAGTTCCGCTCGGGCTGCGACGTGAAGTTCGTGGCGTACGTGGCCGACGCAAAGCCGCACTGCCAACTCATTCTCCTCAACCCTGCGACCGGCAATGTCGTGACTCGCTACGCCAACGGCAAGAGCAGCGAGGAACCGTACAGCGAACCCGGTGACATCATCCTGAAGGAGCAAGCATGAAGTACATCATCGCCGCACTCGTCGCCGTGGCCCTGTCGGGCTGCGCAGTGAACGTCATCACGATCAACGATAGCGTGATCCGCGCCGTCGCCTCGAAGTAATGCACGCCGACCTAGCCGAGACGCTGATCGCACTGGTCATCGCACTGGGCTGGCTCTCGCTCCTCGGCTGGCTGATCCACCTCTCGCTGTAACCCGTCAAACTACCCGACCGCTGTACGTTCATGCTGGGCGTGCGGCTTTCTCTTTCCCATAATTGATTAGGACTACACACATGTCTCTCTCGACCATCATCGCTGCTGCAACCCGCAAGGCTCACCAAATCACGGTGCGCGCTCACATCGCTTCGCTTCGTCTGACGGTGGCTGCTGCCGAGGCCAAGGTCCGCGCACTGGACACCGAAGCTCGCATCGCCGCCAGCATCGCCAACAAGGCGCGTGAGGCGTCCGAGTTCGCTGACAAGGTGGCCGACGACGCTGAACTGTCCGCTTCTGCACTGCGCCTCGCTGCGAAGACCGAAGCAGTTGCAATCGGAGGTGTCCTGTAATGAGCAAGCACTTCGAACCGGGCTCCTCGATCCGCTGCATCAACACAGTGGGCGCGTCATACCGTGGGCTGACTGCGGGCAACGTGTACACGGTGCTGCCCAAAGGCTCCGACGGTGATTGCGTGTGGATCGCGGACGACGACGGAAAACACATTGCACCGTACGGATACCGCTTCGAGGCTGTTCCCGCTGAACCAACCGGCGAGCAGGAGGTCAGCACGCACTTCGAGGTGCATCACGTTCCGCTACCCGTCGCTACCAGCACGCCGCAGGAGGTGATTACTCGCCGCCCGACCTCTCAGGCCGCTGCCGAGAAGTTCATCGAACAGCACGGCGGTAACTACGTGGCTGGCACGTTCAAGATTGTCGAGGTCGAGGTCATCAAGCGCACCAAGACCGTGCGCCACGTCAAGCGCAACACCCGCACCATTCACGAGTTGGTGGACGCGGAGTGACAACCGGCGAACAGCGCAAGGCCGAAGGCCAAGCGCAAGCCAAGAAGCGGGCCGGTAGCGAATGGCTCGCAGACTCGCTGTTCTGGCTCGGCCTGTGGGTCAGGAGCCGACGCGAGGCCGGTGAGACGGAGATCAACTTCGACCAGTTCCGCAGCAGTCATCTACCGGACGAGCCGCCTAACGTGAACGCGTGGGGCTCGCTGCCGAAGGCCGCTGTGCGTGCCGGGCTAATCACGCCGACCGACCGCGTAGCCAAGGCCCAGCGCCCGACCGCACAAGCCCGCACCGTCCGTGTGTGGGCAATCAACCAAAGGAGTTCCCTGTAATGCGCAAACTGTCCGACCGTACGTTGTTCATCGCCCTCACGGTCCTGCTCGTGGCCGACATCGCGGCTGATCTGCTCGTGTACTTCACCCGCTAGTGGCTGCGGCGTGGCTCAAGGCCGCGCAGCAGTTGCGAGAAGGCAGTAAGGGTCGAGCCAGCCACGGCTGCGGTGAAGGCCGCACGCTGCTGGTGGCTCATGAGCGGGACAAGTGGACGGCGTGGTGCTTCCGGTGTCAGGAGTCGCTAGTCGAGTTCAAGCCGCAGCTATCGTTCTCGGAGCGCATGAAGCGTGACCGTGAGCGGGCTGCGGAAGACGAGGCTATCGCCCGGTACACGGTGCTGCCGACGCCAGTGGTGGACGACCTATCGCTGTGGCCTATCGAGGCCCGGCTATGGCTCCTCAAGGCGTCCGTAGGCGCTCCCGAGACGCGCCAGCTAGGCGCGTACTACCACCCGCCCACTAACCGCGTGGTGCTACCCGTATTCGATCAGGCGCGGCTCTGCTACTGGCAGGCACGCAGCATCGACGGAAGACAACCGAAGTATCTAGGCGCGGCAATCGACAAGCGCGGCATCGTCGCGCAGTTCGGTGACTACAGCCCGGCAATCGTTCTGACCGAAGACGTTCTATCTGCATTCCGGTGCGGTGAGTTCGTCACGTCATGGGCGCTGCTCGGCACTGCCCTGACCGACAAGGTACTGGCCCGGTTGATCGCAGCACAGAAGCCCGTAATCACGTGGCTCGACCCCGATGCCGCTGGCCGCAAGGCTGTGCGCCGCATCAAGACCAAGCTGGAACTCGTGGGCGTGCCCCACAGAAACATAGTCTCCCCTTTCGACCCGAAGCTCCTACCCCGAGGAGAAATCAAATCTCTCTTGACCAAAGCCTGCTCCGACTTCTGAAAGATCGTGAGCAATACGAACGATTGCACAGGTACGTGCCGATGGGTGACATCGACGCCAACACTGCCACCGTCCTGAAGGACTACGGCACGTACTTTAAAGAGAACCCCGGCGTCACGACCATCGACGCGAAGCCGTTCATGACGTTCTTCGCTCTGGCTCACCCGAAGCTGACGAGCGAGGCCAAGGCGCAGTACAAGGCCACCATCGCCAACATCCAGCACGCTGCACCGCCCGGTACTGAGGACGGCATCAAGGAGCGGCTGGTGGAACTGGCTACGGCGAGCAAGCTGAAGACGATGCTCGAAGGCTACGAGGAAGGCGAGATCGACCTGACTCAGGCGCTGCGCACGATCAGTGACCGGCACGAGACGTGGGTCCACACCAACAAGAAGCACCCGAAGGTGAAGGACCGCATCGAGGACATGCTCCTCGCCGTGCAGAACGACACCGGCTTCCACTTCCGATTGAACTGCCTGAACGCTGCGCTCAAGCCGCTGTGGGAAGGCGACTTCATCATCGTGGCGGCACGAGTGGACAGCGGCAAGTCGAGCTTCTTCGCCAGCGAGTTGAGCTTCATGGCTCCGCAGGTTGACCAGCTATATCCCGGACAGGACCGCACGATCATCGTGCTGAACAACGAAGGGCCGGGTCGCAAGCTGCGGCACCGCTACTTCAATGCGTCGCTGGGCATGTCGAATCAGGAACTGATCCCGCTCTGCGATAAGGGCGTGGTGTACGAGGAATTCCTGAAGACGCAGGGCGGGCGTGACCTGTTCCACGTCTTCGACATCCACGACTACACGATGGGCCAGTTGGAAGACATCGTGAAGGACTTGAACCCGGCAATCGTCGTGGTGGACATGCTCGACAACGTGCAGGCCGATGGACAGGCCGCGAACGGCGGCACCCGCACCGATCAGATTCTGGAGTGGATGTATCAGCGTGCCCGGATATGGGCCGTGAAGTACAAGTGCGTGGTGATCGCCACGTCACAGCTTAGCGGCGAGGCCGAGGGCGAACTGTTCCCGAAGCTGTCGCAGCTTGCGAACTCCAAGACTGGCAAGGCTGGTGCAGCCGAGGCCGTCATCATGCTCGGGCGGTCGGGAAACATCGACCTTCAAAACACCCGATTCATTGGCACTCCGAAGAACAAGCTGCACCGCGACGGTGGTCCGCGTGACCCGCGTCAAGAGGTGTCGTTCGACGGCTCACGAGCGAGGTTCACAGACTGATGAAAGACACCGTACTTATCGAGATGCAGACCACCACGTTCGGCGGGATGGGCTACGACTCGGAGACGACCACGACCGTCACGGAGCGGGCTATCGAGCGCCACGGCGAACGTCTCATTATCGAGCAACAGTCCGACCGTGGCGAACTCGAATGGGACGCTGCCGACACCATCGTGCTTGACGAGCCGACGCAGCGCGCACTGTACCTCGTGCTGAAGGAGCGGTTCGCGTAATGGGCTATCGAGTATTCGACATCGAGACAAGCACGAAGACGGAGTACAAGCGCAAGGCGAATCCGTTCTCTCCCGACAACTACATGGTCAGCTACGCCGCTGCGCACGGCAAACTGACCGACCCGTACAACAAGCAGCGAGGCTCACGCGTTTTCGGCCACTACCTGCCCAAGGGTTTGACTGACCGCGACGAGCGAATCGCGGCCTGCAAGAAGCCCGGCGTGACATGGTTCAGCGACATGCTGAGCGGCGTGAAGATTCTCGTCGGCGCGAACATCAAGTTCGACATCCTGTACGCCCTCGCCAATCCGAACTGCAATCACGAGTTCAACCTCCGCAAGTGGATGGAGTTCGTGAAGCGTGGCGGCATCGTGTGGGACATCCAACTCGCTGAGTACCTGCTGCAAGGCATGGAAAAGTCGAGCCACATGCTGTCGCTGAACGACATGGCACCCGAGTACGGCGGCAACGTCAAGCTGGACGAGGTGAAGCTGCTGTGGGATGCAGGCGTGGACACCATCGACATCCCCGAAGACCTGCTCATGCGCTACCTCTGCGGCTACGAGGAAGACGGCAAGTGGGAACACGGCGACATCGGTAACACGGAACTGATCTTCCGTGGGCAGTACGCCGCAGCCAAGGCGAACGGCCAGCTTCGCTCGCTACTGCTCAACATGGGTTCGCTCATGTTCACCATCGAGTGCGAGCGCAACGGCATGTTCGTGAATCAGCCGCTGGCGAACGAGCTTGCTGCGAAGACCGCCGACAAGCTGGCGACGGCACTGGTCGAGGTGAACGGCTTCATCCCCGCTGACCTCCCTGCGAAGCTGGAGTTCAACTGGAACAGTCGCTTCCACAAGTCGGCGCTGATCTTCGGTGGCAAGGTCAAGTACAAGGACGATGCGCCTGTGCTGGACGACGAGGGCAACCTCACGTACTACCAGAAGAAGGAACTGCATGCGCTGCTGAACTCGCCCGAGCTTCCCTCGTGGCCGCTGCATCTTGTCGAGGCTGACATCGCCGCAGGCAAGGAGTGGAATGTCCAGCGGTACGCAGGCGGCAAGAACAAAGGCGCGATCAAGACGAAGCAAGTCACGGTGCCTGACATCGAGCGCGGCCCGAAGACGCGGCAGGAAGACTTCTTCTACCAGTTCAAGGGCTTCACGAAGCCTAGCGACAAGTGGAAGTCAGCCGAGGATGGTGTGTACTCCACGAGCGCCGAGGTCATCGACGCACTGGGCAATCGCAACATCCCGTTCCTGAAGGCGCTGAAGCAGGTTCAGTCGCTGACGAAGGACTTGGGCACGTACTTCATCCGGTACGACGAGAAGAAGAAGCAGAACGTGGGCATGCTCACGATGGTCCAGCTCGACTCCATCGTGCACCACATGCTGAACCACACCAACACGGTGACGGGTCGGCTGTCGTCAAGCAATCCTAACCTTCAGAACCTGAGCAAGGGTCAGAAGTCGGACGTGAAGCTGATCTTCGAATCGCGCCACGGTGAGGACGGCGTGATTATCCAGTCGGACTTCTCCTCGCTGGAGGTGTACGTCCAAGCGATCCTGACCAAGGCCGAGAACCTGATTCTCGATCTGAAGTCGGGCAAGGACATGCACTGTGTGCGCCTTGCTGCTAAGGAACACATGGAGTACGAGAAGGTCTTCGAACTCTGCAAGATCATCGCTGACCCGGAGTGGGATTACAAGCGGACTGGCGCGAAGACGTTCTCGTTCCAGCGAGCGTACGGCGCTGGCGTTCGCACCATTGCCGAAGACACCGGCATGCCGCTGGAGGAAGTGCAGGCTCTGGCCGATGCCGAGGACGCACGTTACCCGGAGATCAAGCAGTACTTCGATGACCGTGCGGTGCTGATTAAGAAGGGCCGTGTGCCTATCGGTCTGACTGTGCAGCACCCGGACATCCCCGGTCTGACTGTCCAACTCGGCAAGTCGTACAGCACGACACCTGACGGCAAGCTGTATTGCTACAAGGAACAGTGCGCACCGAAGTTCATGGCCGAGAAGGGTACGCCCCGCTCGTTCAAGCCGACCGAGATCAAGAACTACGAGGTGCAGGGCACTGGCGGTGAGATCGCCAAGGCTGCGATGTGGTTGTCGCTGCGTGCCTTCTACCACTACGACAACTTCGGCGGGCTGGCGCTGCTGGTCAATCAGGTACACGACGCCGAGTACGTCGATTCCCACAACGATGTGAAGCTGAAGGCCGCAGCCCTGCTGCACGCCGTCATGGAGGAGGCGAGCAACTTCTTCTCGTGGTGGTTCAACTGGAAGCTCCCGCTGCCGGTGCCGAGCGACACCGTGTGGGGCAAGAACATGGGCACGGAGGAGAAGATCACCGACCCGAACTTCGCTAAGGCAGTAGCAGCCCTGAAGCCGTGGCTGCGGAAGCAATTCATGAACGGCTACACCCCTTCTTTTACCCACTAATACTTAGGACAACACATGAGCTACAACGCACTCGACGCAGTTAAAGCAGCAGCAGCAACCTCCGCAGACATGAACGTCGCCCAGTCGGGCGGTGGTGGTGAGTACTCCCCGCCTGCCGAGGGAGCATGCGGTCTGCGCTTCGTCGCATACATCGAACTGGGTAAGCAGGAGGGCACGTACAAGGGCGCACCGAAGATCAGCGACAAGGCGATCCTGACCTTCGAAGTCCACGGTGCGAAGTGGGAAGTCAAGGAGTTCGACGGCGTGAAGGTGCCGGTGCGTATCAGCATCGAACTGAACCGCTCGCTGAACGAGAAGGCTGGCTTCTACAAGCTGTTCAAGGAAATGAACTACGAGGGCAAGGCGAAGATCATGGCCGAGTTGCTGGGTCAGGACTTCAGCGGTCGCATCTATCACCGCAAGTTCAAGCGCGCTGACGGCTCGGAAGGTGTGAAGGCCGAGCTTGTGAACCCGAACACCAAGGCGTTCACGGTGACCTCGCCGTTCCTCGAAGACGAAGACGGCAACTCGAAGCGCCGCAATGTGCCGCAGCCGCTGACCGAGATCAAGGCGTTCCTGTGGGAGTACGCAACGAAGGCGATGTGGGACAGCATCTACATCGACGGCAAGTACGACGACCGCAAGGACAAGGAAGGCAACGTCACGCAAGTCGGTCGCTCGAAGAACGTGTTCCAAGAGCGCATCAAGAAGGCGAAGAACTTCGTCGGCTCTCCGATCCACACGGCCCTCGAAACGGGCGGTGCGCTGGAGGACACGCCGGTGACGCAGGAGACGAAGACGCCTGAGCAAGTGAAGGCCGAGCGTGCTGCTACCAACGCGGCGAAGAAGAAGTCGCAGGAGGCTGCGCAAGCTGCTCAGGAAGCCGCAGAAGCCGCTGCTGCATCGCAGGAAGACGCTGGCACCGACGAGTCGGACGAAGACGACACGGACCCGCTCAACGCGTTCTGATGACGTACGACTGGCAGGAGGCGGTGAACGCCGCCGCTGCCGTCGAGGAGTTCAGCCAAGCACAGGAGATCGTCCCGCGTCGCCGTCTGCACATCGACGGTGACTACGCGGCGTACTTCTGCGCTGGCGGCTCCGACACGGAAGCGGGCGTGACCCGCATCATCACCGACAACAAGATCGAGCAGGCCGCTGCGATGTGCGGCGCTAGTTCGGTCCACCTCCACCTCACCCACGCTGCCAGCGACAAGGGCCAGCGCTACTTCATTGCGTCGGTCAAGCCGTATCAGGGCCAGCGCAAGGGACACAAGCCGAAGAACTGGGCTGTCGTCCGTGAGTACCTTGAAACTGCCCGAGGCAAAAATTGGACTCGGCATGTGTGGGCAGATCGAGAAGCCGATGACGGCCTCGGCCTAGCGTCGAGCGTCCGTGATCCGGTAGCGCGCTGCGTTCTGTTCACCAAGGACAAGGACATGCAGATGCTGCCCGGCACGCACATGGACTGGGTGGACTACACGCTGGTGCATGTGCCGGTCGGAGCGTACGAGGTCTACGACCCGCTGCACGACAAGGTGTACGGACACAAGTGGTTCTGGCTCCAGATGCTTCAGGGCGACACCGCCGACCACATCCCCGGACTGGAGAAGTACGAGGGCAAGGACTGCGGCGCAGTCACAGCAGCAACGCTGTTGGCTGGCACTCACTGCAACGACGAGGCGTACGAAGTAGTTAGTCGTGCATACGAAACCACGTACGGCGACGCTTGGGCTGATCGACTCGTTGAGCAAGCTGGCCTGCTGTGGATTCGCACCACGACGCGTGCGCCGATTCATGAATTCCTTCGCGTCGTCCCGAGCAGCCGCGAGGTGCTGGGCGCGATCACGAAACTCAAACGCCGTGTGACACGGCAAAGGAACCGCATTGCGCAGATTAACGAAGGCGGAGCTTCCGGGCTATCGCAAGAAGTGGACGCGTGAACAGAATGGAGTCTGTCCTCTCTGCACTCGCACGATGGATGAAGACACCGTGGTCGATCACGACCACAAGACCGGAGACTGCCGCGCCGTGGTCTGTCGCTGGTGCAATGTCATCCTCGGCAAGCTCGAAAACTGGGCTGGCCGGATAGGTCAGGGCATCGACCCGCTGCTGTTCTTCGACAACGTGGGCAAGTACCTGCGTTCGTCACCTCTGCTCGCCAAGGGCATCAAGTACCCAACCCACAAGACCGAAGACGAGAAGCGCCTGCTGCGTAACAAGCGGGCACGGACAGCACGAGCAAAGGCTAAACGTGCGGCTGATTGAATGCAGGATCTTGGAGTTGGAACGCCGCTGGACGCCAGCGTACGAGCCGGTGTGCCCACGCACTGATCCACCGGCCCGCAAGGCGTTCTGCACTGACCGCTACCGCAGCTACATCACAGTGGAGTTCGATCGATTCACTCGCATGAACTCGTTCGAGGACTACGGCACGAACAGCCCCATCCGCGTCCAAGCGCAGTTGGAACATAACCCATTGGAGGCGCAGGAGTACATCGGCAAGGCCATGTACGCGGACGCCATTCGCCACCAGCTACAGCGCATGGTTATGCGCGAGTTAGAGAAGACCATTTTCCAAGGAGCTTGATTGAGCCAAGTTAGCCGTACCTCATTTACCGACCAGCAGATCGCTGACGCATTCAACATCGAAGGCACCATCGCAAAGGCAGCGAAGATGCTGAGTGAAATGGGCAAGGGCACGGTCAGCCCGCAACTGTTCCGCTACTGGCTGAGCAAGCTGGACGTGAGCGAGTCGCACGAAGTGGACCGCGCCAAGGAACTCGCCAAGGTGCGCAACGCACAGGCCGAGAACAACAAGCTGCGCCGCGACAACCGTGCGCTGATCGACGCGCTGGGCTCGAAGAACTCACTGATCGACGGCATCACGGACGCAGTGCGTACGCTGAATCGCCGCAAGGCTGCGCAGACTGTGAAGCAGGTACGCAACGGTACGCCGCTCACGGTTGAGATCGTGCTGTCCGACTTGCAGATAGGCAAGCTGAGCAGCGAGTACAACACGCCGGTTGCATTCAAGCGCTTGCAGGAGTTCGGCGCGGCGCTCGTGTTCCAGATCAAGCAGAAGATCGCGGCTGGATTCAAGGTCGAGCGGATCATCCTCGCCATCATTGGCGACATCATCGAATCGGACAAGAAGCATGACAACAGCGCACGAGCTACCGACACCGGGACTGCTGAACAGATTCACGACGCCACCGTTGGAATCTTTGAACATGTCCTCACTCCTCTGGCCGCGCTGGGCATTCCCATCGACGTGCCTTGCGTCACTGGCAACCACGACTGGGACGGCCACGGCATCACGATGTTCCGACCGGGACGCGAGCAGCTTTCTTACCCTCTGTATAAAGCCCTTGAGCTTGTATGCAGGACCGCTGGATACGGCCACGTTGCCTTCGACATTGTTGACGGGTCGTTCACCACATCCAGTATCTACGGGCAGAAGGTCTTGTACGAGCATGGAGTTGGGGTTGCGGTAACCGAAGCGTCGATGAAGGCGCACAAGATCAAGCGCAGCGAACAACTCGGCAAGTACATCACGTACTTCCGTATGGGCGACAAGCACAACGTCTGCTCGTTCAACTCAGGTCAGTACGTGGTCAACGGCGCGTTCTTCGGCAGCGAGAACACAGGCGTCGAGTACAGCAGCATCGCAGGCTTCAGCAGCGTCGCCGCGCAGTGGATGGGCTTCCACACGCCGCGCAAGGACGGACGCTTCACCCTGTACGACACGTTCACGATCCAGCTTGCCCACGTCAAGTAACGACGTTTACGTCGAGGGCGTGCGACTCGGTAAAGGTTCGCACGCCTTATCACTCTACGCAGAAGGGCGCATGGCCGAGTGCCGCGCCCACGTCAAACAAACACTCAAGGATATGTATGAAAGGGAGAAAGCGTGCGCTGTTCCTGCTGGCCGAGGAGTGCAGCGAGGTAGCTAAGGAAGCTATCCGTCAGGCACTGAAGAAGAACAGAACTCGTGTGCGCCTCACGGACGAGGTTACACAGATGCAGGCGTTGCTCGACGTGCTATGCGAAGACGGTCAGATCGACAACATCCGACTCGAAGCGAACTATCACACGCAATACAAACGGTACAAGGAAATCATCAATGGCTGAGGGAATGAAGCATGACGGCGGAAAGCCGCAGTTCGATCTACTGGAAGACGGGTGCCCGAACGCGATCCTCGGCGTGGTCGAGGTCATGTCGTGGGCAGTCGAGGTGAAGGGATACGAGCCGGGTTCATGGCAGTTCGTACAGAACGGAATCAAGCGGTACAGCGCCGCAATCCGCCGTCACCAAAACGCGAAGGCTCGTGGTGAACGCTACGACGCCGAGAGCGGCAAGCTGCACGACTTCCACGTCGCAACCAACGCACTGTTCCTCGCGGAGTTCGAAGCCCGCGCAGACCTTCTTAATAAGGCCACACCGCAATGAACGTAATCCAGTCCGTCAAAGATCAAGCAGGCTTCAACGTGTTCCAGAACCTAATCGACATCGCGCTCATGACCGGCAACGTAGCCGGTGCGCGCAGCCGTGTGCAAGAAGCACGCGAAGTTTTACGGCCGGAACGTGTAGCACTCCTGATCGCTGACGCTCAGACGGAATACGGGGTGACTCTCTAATGACAACGTACCTGATCCACAAGGCTGTCGAGTTCGATGCGATGACCGCCAAGGCGAAGAAGCTCCTCGGCGTCAGCACCGTCGAAGAACTCGCTGCGATCTACGACATGCAGCACAAGTATGACGGCTGCAACGCAATCGTCCAGCTACCCGGTATCAGCAGCGACCCACTCGTGCATAGCCGCACCGGCGAACTCGTGACCTCCTGCCAACACATCGGGCGCTCGCTCCGCATGCTGCTCCAGACCCGCCTGCTGCGCGGTGAGCGCTTCGTGGTGCTGGGCGAGGTGTGGCACCACCGGCAACAGCAGCGCAAGACGAACGGCGACTTCCGCCGTGCCGATCCCTCTCCGCACCTTCAGTTCGCAGCGTTCGATCTTCTGACGATGGAGGAGTTCGAAGCCGGGCACAGCGACCGCCCGTACAAGGAGCGCTACTCAGTCCTGCACTCGTACCTGCGCGGCTTCACCACGACCGACTGCGTGTTCCTCGCGGCGACGTATCACGCCGGGACGTACCCGAGCAGCGTGCGGGTTGGCGCTAAGGAACTCGTGTCGCGTGGCGGCTATGACGGGCTGATCCTCCGCGACCCGCGTGCTGGCTGGACGGCTGGCTCCGGCAGCAACGGCGAGATCGTGAAGGTGAAGGACGAGGTGAGCTTCGACTTGCTCGTCACTGGCGTTGAGGAAGGCAAGGGAAAGCTCGCAGGCCACGCAGGAAAGCTGGTCTGCACGTTCAAGGACGGCACGGTCATCAAGGTGGCTGGCGGCACGTACGCCGACCGCAAGGCGTGGTTCGAAGACCCGGCGCTGATCGTGGGAAAGATCGTAAAGGTTGAGGCTCTGGAGCGGTTCCCGAACGGGCAACTGCGTGAGCCTCGCATGACTGAAGTACGCACCGACAAGGAGACGCACGACTAATGAATCAAGCAGCAGCAAGGACTCAGATCGAGCTGGAAATTGAAACCCGCGCAGCAGGCCGCGAACGTGCCGTGCAGATGATGGATAAGCGGGAGCGTGAAGGACACGCCGATACGAACCCCTACGCTGCTGCGATCTTCCGACGCTGGCTCCTTCCGCTGGCCGAGGTGCTGGAGGCCGAGGTGCAGACACTCGGTAAGCCCGGTCGCCGTGCAGCGCACGTTGCGCTTCTGAAGCCGCTCGACGCTCGGGCTGTCGCCTACATCGCGGTGCGCGCCACGCTCGTGCAACTCCTCAAGGGCGACAACAACACCCGCTCGCTGGCCCGCCTCATTGGCAAGGACGTGTACGACGAACTCGTACTCGCCACGTTCGAACACATCAAGCCCGACCTGTTCTGGCAGATCAGCCACGACCTTGACCGCAAGCGCAGCAAGTCTACCCGCCACCGCGTCAGCGCCATGCAGGGCTCGATCCGCAACGCAGAGGTCGAGGTTCCGGTATGGCAGACCGCAGACCGCGAGCAGGTAGGCATGTTCCTGATCGAGCAGCTACGCCTCCTAGGCATGGTGGAGGTAGGCCGCAAGATCATCAAGATGGGCAAGAAGATGACGACCGAGTTCGATGTGACGCTCAGTGACGCGGCTGCATCGGTGGTGGACAAGATTCGCCACACGGTCGAGTTGACCATGCCCTTCAGCCTGCCGTTCATCGAGCCACCGAAGCCGTGGACTTCCCTGAATGAGGGCGGGTATCACACGACCGCTATGCGCCGCCTCATGCCGTACTGCGTGAACATGACAAGGGCAGGTAGCGTCGCGGTCATCGAGGCCGTCCAAGAGGCTCCTATGCCTTCTGTGTTCAAGGCGATCAATGCGTTGCAGGCTGTGCGCTGGCAGATCAATGGCGACTTGCTGCGCGCAGTCACCGAGCTTGCGAAGCGTGGCATCGACATGGACGAGATCATTACCCACGCCGAGATTCCGAAGCCGGAAGCACCGGAGTGGCTGGTGCCGGAACTGACGAAGGAGCAGATGGAGCCGCAGCAGCTAGACGAGTTCACTCGCTGGAAGCGTCAGGTTGCGGAGTGGCACACCCAGCGCAAGCTGCGCGGCACGAAGTGGGGCCGGTTCTACACGGCGACGCGGACGGCGAACAAGTTCGCTCAGTACCCCGCGATCTACTTCCTGTATCAGGCCGACTTCCGAGGCCGACTGTACGCACAGTCGAACGGTGTATCACCGCAGGGCAGCGACCTTCAGAAGGCGCTCCTGCGCTTCGCAGATGGTAAGCCGTTGGACACGCCGAAGGCTGTCGAGTGGTTCAAGATAAACGGCGCTAATCGCTACGGCATCGACAAGGTGACCTTCGAGGAACGCATCAAATGGGTAGAAGAGAATGACCAATTCATCATCGAGTGGGGAACTGATCCCGTCGCGCACACAGGCTGGTCAACAGCGGACAGCCCCCTTCAATTTCTTGCGTGGGCAATCGAATACGCTCAGTGGAGAGCAGCGCCAAGCACTTTCACTTCTCGAATCCCGGTTGGGCTCGACGGTAGTTGCAATGGCCTACAGCACTTCTCGGCAATGCTGCGAGATTCTGTCGGAGGACGGGCGACTAACCTCGTACCGGGTGTAAAGCCGAACGACATTTATCAGCAGGTTGCTGACGTAGTGGGGCTGAAACTAGCCGACCTGAAACAGGATCAGGTAACCGAGCGCGATTGGAGTTTCTGCCAGCGGTGGATTGCACACGGAATGAACCGGACGATTGTTAAGCGCTCGGTCATGACGTTGCCTTATGGCTCCACTCGCTTCTCTTGTGCTGACTTCATCCATAAGGACTACTTACAGCAGGGGAAGGCTGACGAGTTCGAGAAGTCGGAGTATCCGTTCGCTTCGAACTTCCTGTCTCACCTTGTATGGGATGCGATTGGTCAGGTTGTTATCGCCGCGTCTGAAGCTATGAGTTGGTTGCAGAAGTGTGCGAACACCCTAATTAAAAGCGGCCAGCCACAGATCGGTTGGGTTGCTCCTAGCGGGTTCCATGTCGTTCAGCACTATAACGAGATTGAGCTTACACACGTACGGTCACTGTTACTGGGTGGGGTGCGTATCAGGGTGGGTATGGAGGGTGACGATCCTAGTGCTAACCGGCATAAGAACGGGATTGCTCCTAACTTCGTACACAGCATGGATGCTTCTCACTTGACGATGACTGTATGTGATTGCGAGGACGAGGGTATCAGTTCACTGGCGATGATCCACGACGATTACGGTACGCATGCGGCTGACACTCAGCGGCTGTACGAGTTGATCCGAGAAAACTTTGTGAGGATGTATGAGACGTTCAATCCGTTGCGTGATTTCAGCAATAGCTACAGCGGCCTGCCTGCGCTACCCAAAAGCGGTGACTTGGATTTGCGCCAAGTTCTCACCAGCAAATTCTTCTTTGCATGATGTATGTCTTCCGAGCGAACCGAATTCGATTACGGTCAACTCGGAAGACACCGAAACGGAGCAACCATTGAAAGAGCAGATTCTTATTCGACTCGACCCGGACGCATACGCCCGGCTGGAGCGGGAACTCACACCGCCGGTAGTCACCAATCAAACCACGGACCTCATGGCCGGGTATCAACTTGGCGTGCAGGAGGTACTGAAGAAGCTGCGGTCAGGCTATGTCATTGAACGTTAAAGCCCGCAAGGACTTCACGCACGATGACTGGCTCGCCATAGAGCGTGCTGTGTACGGGGTGAAGTTCCCGGACAAGTCGTGGCACCGGACGGTGAGCCTAGGCAAGGTCTTCTATGAGATCGCCAACGGCAGTGACTTCGAGGTGCTGCTAGTTAGCGGCTACCTCCTCGCGTATCAGATCGGTGCGCCGTGGTACTCGGACGGTGACGTGTTCTACGAGCAACTGCTCCTCAAGGTTGACCCAGCAGCACATAGCATCAGACCCGTACTCAGAGCGATGGAGAACATCGCACGCGGTGCGGGCTGCGTCGGAATAGCGGTGGGCACCGCCCTAAACTCCTCCGACGAGCGCTTGGCTCGGGTCTATCACCGTGCTGGTTACAGCACCCAAGCCCACGCACTCTACAAGGAACTCACATGAGCGGCCTCATTAAGTCAGTCGTAAAACTTGCGAAGAAGTTCGCAGACCCCGTTAAGCTCGCCACAGGCTTCGACGCAACCAAGGAGGTAGGCGCAGCAGTCGGCGGCGTACTCGGCACCACGGCGGTAGCCGATGCCACCACAGCCGCAGCGCAGCAGCAGGCCGACGCCGTGAATGCGGCAGCAGCCCAGCAAGCGCAGCAGGCCACGGACGCGGCGAACGCACAGAAGGTCAACATCAACAACCAAGCAGCCGCAGCCGCACAGGCGCAGCAGGCCGCGATCAACCAGTCGGCACTCGCCGCGCAGATCGCCAATACGACGCCGCCTGCCGAGAAGGCAGCAAGCGTGGACCTGAGCGGTAACGGCGCAGCAGCCGACTCCTCGGACCCGCGACGCCGCTATCAGGTGGGCGCGGCATCGAGCGCCGGTGCTTCGAGCGGCGGCGTAGGGATCAAGCTGTCGTAACTTGAACTTCACTGCGGAGCAAGCATGGGAAGCAGGGGCGCGCAAGCGACAACCTCTGCTGACCCGATGCGAAAAGTACGCGGCGTTCACCCTTCCAACAATTTGCACGCCTCCCGGATACAACGAGGAGGCTGAGGAGCTACAGACCGATTACCAATCGGTAGGCGCGCAAGCCGTCAACAACCTTGCGAACAAACTCATGCTCGCGCTGTTCGCGCCGTCTCGTCCGTTCTTCCGGCTTCAGGTGGCGTCCGCGCTGCTCCAGAAGCTCATGCAGAAGCTCAACCTCGACGCAGGCGGTGTCCAGCAGATGCTGTCCACTGCGGAAATGAACTGCATCAAGACGCTCGATCAGATGGGCGTACGCCCGAAACTGTACGAGGCTGTGAAGCACCTCATTATCACAGGCAACTGCATGCTGATCCTAGGCCAGAAGCCGAACGATCCGCCGATGCGTGTGCTGGGGTTGAAGCGGTTCACGGTCAAGCGCTCCATGAGCGGCAAGCTGATCGAGACAGTCATCCACGAGAAGGTCCGGTTCGATGAACTGGAGTCGGACGTGCAGAAGCACCTCAAGGATCAGCACCCGCAGAAGTACGGAAACATGGACCCGGCTGATCCGCAGTCGTGCCACGAGGTCAAGTACTTCACGTGGGTCAAGTGGGACGGTGCGGCGAACTATCTCGTCACACACCATGTTGACGACATCGACCTAGCCGACAAGTACAACGGCAAGTACACGGACGACACACTCCCGTACCGACCGCTGACGTGGGAACTGCACGACGACAACAACTACGGCACTGGCCTAGTGGAGCAGAACGCTGGCGACTTCGCCTCGCTCTCCGTCCTGTCTGAGGCAGAGGTCAAGGGCGCGATCCTCGCGTCGGAGTTCCGCTGGCTGGTCAACCCGGCTGGTCAGACTCACCCGGAGGACGTTGAGGCGTCGGAGAACGGCGCAGCGCTACCCGGCATGAAGGACGACATCGTACCGCTGAACTCTGGCACCGGCCAGAACATGCAGTACATCGACACCGTGGCTACCAAGTACGTGAACCGCATCGGTCGGGTCTTCCTGATCGGCAGTGCGGTAGTGCGCGACGCGGAGCGGGTCACGGCTGAAGAAGTCCGCATGCAGGCGAACGAGTTGGAAACGTCGCTGGGTGGTGTGTACTCACGCCTCGCGGTGGACTTCCAATTGCCTATGGCCTTCTGGCTGGTCAAGCGCACCGGAGTTGACCTCGGCGGGACGCAGATCACCCCGATGGTCATTACCGGGCTCGACGCACTCTCCCGCAACGGTGACCTCGACAACCTGAAGCTCTGCCTTCAAGACCTCGCCGCAGTAAGCGGTATGCCTCCACAAGCCCTCGCTGTGCTGAACCTCGACGCAATCGCCAAGGCGATCTTCGCGGGTCGCGGCGTTGACTACTCGCAGTACGTCAAGACAGCCGATCAGCAGAAGGCCGACATGGAGAACGCACAACAAGCAGCGCTGGCGCAGCAGGTAGCACGCCCAGTCGCATCAGCCGTCATGAGCGGCCAACCTAATCAAGGACAGTAATGAGCGAACAAACCGCAGCAGTAGCAGCAGCATCGGCAACCGTAGCACCGGCGCAAGTAGCCTCCCCCGCACAAGAAGCAGTAACGCCTGCGGTCGAAGCAGGCAACCAGCCCGAAGCCAAGGTTGCGCTCCCGCTTGCCTCGGAGGCTGTAACGCCCGAGCAGGCAGCGGAGCGGGCACAGGCCGCTGAGCTTGAGAAGGGCGGCTGGGTCGATCCGAGCAAGGGTGCCGTGTCCTTCGAGAAGACGGGCGACGCGGGCCTCGACGTGGCGCTCGACTTCATCGGGCGCGCTGGCTTCACCGCCAATCACCCGGCAGTACAGGCAGCAGCACAGGGCGATTTCAGCCTGCTGGCGGCTGCGCTGGCAGAGAAGGGTGTGACGGGCTGGGAACAGCACCTGAACCTCGCCAAGGAGGCGCAGGGCCGCTTCGCTGAGCAAGAGAAGGCCAAGTCCGCTGCGATCTACGACGCCTGCCTGCACGCTGCGGGCGGCGACGAGAAGGTGTGGGCCGAAACCCTCGAATGGGCCAGCGCCAATGCCGAGCCTGCTGAGAAGGAAGCGATCAACACAGCGCTCGCCAGTGGCGGTGTGCTGGCAGAGGCGGTGTCGCAGTGGCTGGTGAACAGCTATCGCGGCGCGCCGGGCGTGACCATCAGCCCGCAGGCATCGGCAGTCAACGCAGCCGTGGTGGCAGGAGCAGGCGCGGCGGCTGGCAACGGCCCGCTGAGTCCCGCTGAGTACGCCCGCGAAGTCGCCAAGATTCGCCAGCAAGGCAGCATCGAAGGTAGCCGTGAGTACGCCGCACTACAAGCGCGCCGTGCCATGTACCGAGGCTAAGCCTCACCCGCTGTAACCCCGCAGAGGCCCGTCCAGCAAACCGCTGGCGGGCCTTTTCTCATTTCGGTCAACTCGGAAGACACAGAAACGTGTCATTGGCCAATCACACAATTTCACAATAAGGAATCCTACACATGGGTCTGTCTTACACGAACGTCAACCGTCCGGGCGCAGCGCTTCAGACTGGCAACAACGCACAGATCGGCGCAGCACCGTCCGCAACGAACCCGCTGGCGCTCCACATTGAGGAGTACGGCGGCGTTGTGGAACACACGCTGGCTCGCCGCTCCATCATCCGTAACTTCGTCCCGGTTCGCCCGGTGAAGGGTACGTCCACGATCACGAACTTCCAAGTCGGTCAATCGACCCTCTCGAAGGTCACGCCGGGTACTGAACCCGATGCGAACGTGGTGCAGGCACAGAAGGTCAAGCTGACAATCGACACGCTGGTGAATGCCCGCGCTGTCGTGCCGCTGCTGGACGACTTCCAAAGCTCGTACGACGCACGCGCCGCAATCGGTACGGAACACGGTATCGCAATCTCGAAGTTCTTCGACCAAGCGTTCTTCATCCAAGCGATCAAGGCCGCAGGCATCACCGACATGTCGCAGTACCCGAGCGGCTGGCAACCGGGCACGACCACGACCTTCGCCGCTGTTGGCGATGAACTCGATCCGGTCAAGCTCGAAGGCAAGCTCCTCGACATGTTCGCCGCGATGGCCGACAAGGACGTGGACCCGCACGACGATGGTCTCGTCATCGTGACGAAGCCGAAGTACTTCTACACGCTGCTCCAGAACAACCGCCTGATCGACCGCGAACTCCTTACGAGCGACGGTACGACGATCAAGACGAAGGCGATCTCGGCTGCTGGCGTGCCGATCTACTTCTCGAACAACGTTCCGACTACCAACGTGACGGGTCACTACCTGTCGAACGCTGGTAACGGCGCTGCGTATGACGGTGACTTCTCGAAGACCATCGCATCGGTGTTCTCGCCGCGTGCGCTGCTCGCCGGTGAAACCATCCCGCTGACTTCGGAGGTCTTCTACGATCAGAAGTCGAAGATGTGGTTCATCGACGCACACCTCTCGTTCGGTGTCGCTCCGAACAACCCGGCATTCGCCGGTGTCCTGAAGTCGGCTTAACCAGCCGCACCCTAGCCCCATGCCTACCCGGTGTGGGGCTTTTTCGTTTAAGGAGCATTCAGTGGCCGCTATTTCCACACTCGACGTAGTGAACGCGTGCCTCGACACAATGGGAGAGTCGCCACTCAATGCGATTGACGCCGACCATCCCTTCGTGCAGGCGGCGCTCAACAAACTTAAGACCACCAACACCCAAGAGCAGGCTAAGGGCTGGTGGTTCAACTCAGACGCACAGACGATTGCACTCGACGTGCAGTACGGCTATGCGTACGTGCCCGCAGACGCTATCAACGTGGACGCGGGAGACACACGCATCGTGCAGCGCGGACGCCGCCTGTACGACCGATCCAATTCAACGTACGACCTGCGCAGCCTAGTCAATGGCTCGGTCAACGCCTTCGTCGTCCGCGAGATTCCCTTCGAGGACTTGCCGATGCTGGCGCAACACGTTATCTCGTGCCGCACTCAACTGGACTTCCAGAACAGCTTCGACGGCGACAACAACAAGTACTCGAAGCTCGGTGCGGCGTATCAGCAAGCCTATTCCACGTTGCGTGCGGAACACATCCGTAACTCACGCGTGAACATGTTCAACACACCCAGCGTTGCGGAGCACCTGCGATTGATTGCGCCAATGAGCCGCTTCGCACGCCGCCGTTGGTAAGGAGGTCTAATGGGTAAGGTAGTGGGAAGTTACGCCTCGGTCACGCGGGGAGTCTCGGAGCAGGTTCCGCAGGAGCGGCATCCGGGGCAAATGTGGGAACAGGTGAACATGCTGTCGGACCCGGTTGTGGGCCTCGCCCGCCGTCCCGGTTCCGTATGGCTCGCAGAGACGGACGCGACGACCAGCGCGACACTGACACCGCAGACTCTCGCGGACCTGACGAACTACCGGGAATACACGTTCTTCGTGCGCGGCAAGGAGTACTGCCTGCTGTACCAAGTCACACCGTCAGTGGCCGGCGATCAAATGTCGTCCCTGTTCGTGCTGAACAAGGATGACTCGAAGTTCCTCAACGTAGTCAACCCGAACCCAACGTTCACCGCGCCGTGGCTCACAGGTGGTATCTCGGCTGTCACAACGGTCGGGGACTACGTGTGCATGGCAGCGCAAGGCATGGGTCCGGGATACAGCACGACTGACCCGTACGCGGCGAGCAACACAGTCGGCGTTGCATGGGTACGCGGCGGTGCGTACAGCCGCACCTTCACTCTGAGCGTTACGCGCAAGTCCGATGGTCGCGTGTTCGTGGCGACGCGGACGACGCTGGCATCTAGCTACCCGACCTTGCTGAACACCTCGGACATCCCGCAGTCAGCGACTGACTATCAGAAGCAGGTGAACGACCGTGTGAACGCCTACAACTCGGCGGTCAACGCATGGATCGGTACGGCAGCGCAGAGCGTGCAGCCGTCAGACATCGCAGCCCAACTCGTGAGCTACCTGCACACGCAGGGCTTCGCAGAGGTCAGTGCGGTCGGCGGCACCATCACTATCTGGAATGCCAGCGCTATCTCGGCTGAGGACGGCGGCGACGGTACGCTGTTCCGCTCGGTCTTCAATACGGTTGACGACCCGGCGAAGCTCTCCTCGGTCCACTTGAACGGTAAGGTTGTTCAGGTGCAGAGCAAGGGCGCGGCTCACCCGTACTACATGAAGTTCATCGGGGACGCTGTTACAGCAAGCGGCTGGACTACCGGAACGTGGGTTGAGGCACCGGCGCAGATCGTGACTCCGGGGCAGGTACTCATGCTAGGCGGCATCAGCAGCGACGGTAACGACTTCGTGATCGGCGCAGCACCGGACCTCAACGCAGCGAAGAACGCGAGCAACGTGTCGTACGGGTTCAATGCCCCCGGCTTCTCCGCGTCACGCTGCGGCGACCTGAACGCGACCGGCGCTATCCCGTACTTCTTCGGTAAGCAAATCTCGATGCTCACGATGTTTCAAGACCGCTTGGTCATCGTGGCGAACGGGACCATCTTCATGTCGAAGGCGGGTGACTACTTCAACTTCTTCCGCGACACGATGCTGTCGGTGCATGACGACGACCCGATTGAGGTGTACGCACTCGGCGCGGCTGACGATGTGATCTCGCGCTCGGTGACCTTCAACAAAGACTTGTTCATGTTCGGCAAGCGCAACCAGTACGTGATCTCGGGCCGTCAGGTGGCATCGCCGCAGACGATCTCCGTATCGACCACGGCAGCAGAGCGGGACGCTACGAACGCGCAGCCGGTGACGAACGGGAACCTGATCTTCTACGGCAAGGCGCGAGACGCCAGCGATCAGTCGGGCGGCTCACCGTACGCTGGGCAGCTTAACCAGTTCCAGCTAGGGCTGTTCCAAGACACTCCTGAGACGTATCAAATCTCGAAGCAGTTGGACAAGTACATGCGCGGGCGACCGATTGAACTCGCCGCGCTCTCGGCACCGGCGACGCTGTTCGTGCGAACGGACGGCTACACCTCGGGCTTCTACGTGTACTCGTACATCGACTCGGCAGGCTCGCAGCAGCGTGCGTGGGACTCGTGGAGCCGGTGGGAAGTCAGCCCGTCGATGGGCACGCTGGTCGGCATGACGCCGCACCGGCAGACGCTGATCGCGTTCTTCGTCACTCCCAATGGTGCTGTCGGACACAACACGAAGTACAGCCTCATGGCCGTCAGCTTCAGCCTCGACGCCAAGCAGTCAGGTACGCCGTACCTAGACGGGCTGCGTCCGCTGAGTCAGGCGACCGGCTCCATCGCGCTCCAGTTCCCTAATCGAGCCACGGCTTCTATGTGGCCGGACTGCTACGCATCGGTGGATGTGTCGAAGCCTGAGTTCCTGTACCACTCCCCGCTTGCTAACTGGGACGCGTTCGCCGCGCCGTACCTCGCCAAGGGATACACGACCGCGAACTTTCAGACCGGCTGGGACTACGCCTCGTACGTGACGATCACTGCACCGTACGTGCGCGATCAGAACGACAAGGCGATCACGACCGGGCGGCTGACTGTCCAGCGCTACGCAGTGTCTGTCACGGACACCGCAGGCATGGACACGGTGCTGACGGCGAGCGGAGTGGACAAGACGGTGGCGAAGTTCAATGGCCGGATTCTCGGCTGGGATACCGACATGGTGGGCGTACAGCCGGTGGCGACCACAACCATCAGCGTGCCAGCGGGCCGCGCTAACACAGAGCATCGTGTCACGTTCAAGTCCCGCACGTGCCTGCCTATGTCGATCTCCGCGATTGAGTGGGTGGGTCAGTTCTTCTCTAACTCTCGGAGGGTTTAACCCATGTGGGGTGCAATGATCCAGATGGGGATGCAGGCCGCTGGCGGCGCTGCGAAGGCCGAGTTGCAGAACGCCACCAACGCGGCGAACTACACAATCGACAAGGCTAACGTGGGTGCCAGCAACTTGCTCGCCACGACTAACGCGAACAACGCGAACATGCTGCGGTACGCGGGTAACGGATTCCTGATCGCTCAGGCCAATCTCGCCAACACGCAGCGCAGTATCGGCAACAACCAAAAGGCCGACGCAATCGGCGCGCAGTACGGCAACCAGCAGACGAACATCCAGCGCCAGTTCGACTCAATGAACCGGGGCTCGCTGGAGCAGCAGATCAACAATGCGGCGACGCTCGGTGCGATGCAGGCCGACGCGTCCGCACGCGGCGTGGGCGGCAGCAGCGCCGCGATCATGCGCGAAACGATGCTTCAGACGCAGGGACGCCAGCGCACGCAGCAGGCCGACAAGACTGCGAGCATGACCTTCGACGCACACCTCGCCTCGGTGGGGATCATGCGCAACATGGTCTTCTCGCAGGACCAGTCGCAGAGCGTGGCTAACCTCGACTACGGCGTGAACATCGCGCAGACGCAGATCGAGCCGATGAAGCCTATCGCAACCGATCCGGGCGACGCAGCAATCCAAGGCATGTTCGGCGTTGACGTTGGCTCGATCATGTCGGGCCTGCATGGCGGCAGCACAGTCGGCAACGGTATCGGCAGCGTCACAGCAGGTTCAGGTGCAAGCGCTGTTCTGTCAGGAGTCCAAGGTATCGGCTCTGGCGGCTGGTCGAGCAGCAACAACTGGGGCGTCGGCAGCGGTCACGACTACGGCTTCAAGGCCGATGTCGGCGGCGACACGAACGGGTTCTTCTCCAGCACCGTAGGCAGCAGCGGCGGGGAATTCAACTTCACACTTAAGTAAGGAGCAAGTATGGCGAACTTCGCCTTGAATGGTGACGGCGGTTTAGTAGTGCAGCAAAGCACCGCAACCGGGGCGGGTTCGCAGACTCGCCTCGATGGCGGCGGTGCTGGCTCGTATCAGGGCGACGGCGGCGTACGCGCCCCGCAGCAGGACATGGGATTGGTCGGTGGTGCGAACTCGGAAATGAAAACCATCGACTCGCTGAACCGGCTGACGCAGGGCATGCTACAGCCGCTGGTTGAGCAGCAGAAGAAGCAGATGTACTTTCAGGGCATGGCTGAGGTAGCGCAGGGCAAGGCCATGATCGACGTTAAGAACGATCAGCCGAAGTGGACGCAAATCTTCGGCCCTGACGCGACGACGCAGGGCGCGCAGCAGATGACCGCCATGACGGCGATGAACCAGTCGCAGACTGACTTCATGGCGTCGATGCCCGACTTGCGCAAGCAGTCTCCCGATCAGGTGCGTCAGTACCTCGTGGATCAGGCCAGCAAGATCGGCAGCACAGGTGACCCCGCAACGGACATGCTGGTGCAGGCGAAGCTCGGTGAGCAGATGGGGCCGATGCTCCAGACGCACATGAAGCAGCACTTGCAGTACATCCAAGAGCAGAACATCAACGCGTACGGCAACAATCAGATCAGCACCGGCGACGCAGAGCAGGCCAGCATCGCAGCAGCAGTGAAGGTACAGGATCAGCCGGGCATCGACGCGGCGCGTGGGCGCATCAAGGATAACCTTGCGCAGCTTCCGGGCATGACGGACGAGGCGTGGATCAAAGCCACTACCCAGTCGATCACGGCGAACGGTCTGCGCGGCAACTTCGCGTACGTGGACGTAGCCAAGCAGACGCCGGAAGTGTGGAACAAGCTACCGCTCGAAGCACGCGATGCTATCGACAAGCAGATGCCGCTATGGGCCGAGAAGCACCGGCTGAATGACCCGAACTCTGCGGACATCCTCACCTCGCGGCAGGGGCTTGTGTACAACCTCACGCAGGGCACGACCGGCATTCCGGCTTCTCCCGATGGTGAGCAGGCGCTGCGCAAGATCGTGGACGACATGAACATGAAGGACCGCACGCTCAACGGCAGCACCACGCCGATGATCGACAACGGCATGTACGCCAAGCTCGTGCAGTCGCTGTACGCGGGCGACGCCAAGATGAAGGCCGCAGCCGCGAAGGCAGGCAACAAGCAGGCGAACTACGACGAGGGCGTGACGGACGGATTGCAGGCGCTGAACAGCGGGCAGTACGCCCAGCTTAAGAGCATCCCGTACGCACCCGGATCGCTGGAGCAGGCGGCTGACGAGACGTTCAAGAAGTCGATTGGAGACAATACGACTCCCGAGCAGGCGCAGACGACGATCAACAAGCTCGCCGCAGTAAGCGAGTACGAACGTACGCGCAGCCCACTCCTGACCCAGCAGTTCCAGCAGCAGCTACAGCCGCTGGTCGAAGGGAGCCAGCCCGCTACACCGGCAATGGCGCAGACCCTAGCGTACGCGTCGATGATGATGAAGGCACCGAACGGCACAGCAGCGCTGACGAACTACCTCGGTGCGTCGGCTCCCAAGGTCATCGCGTTGCTGAATTCGAACATCGACATCAACGACCCGGACCAGCTTCTGTCGCAGCGTCAAGTCCTCGCACGTGCTGCGACGGTACAGCCAACGCCCGAAGACAAGAAGGCAGCGACCGCGGTTGTCGCCGGTGCCGATCCCAGTTGGTTCAAGCAGATGGTGCCGTTCATCGGCGGGCCGGGGCAGCTAACCGAGTTCAACCTCAATGACGGGAACAAGCAGGCACTCGCCACGCAGATCGGCCCACAGATCGCCAAGCTGAAGGCGGCGTTCAACTACACCGACGAGCAGGCAGCGAAGGTGGCGTTCGCGCAGTCGCTGAAGCACGCTGACTTCGTACCGGGTGCATTCGTCCTGCACAACCCGGCAGTGAGCGACGGCAGCTTCTCGGAGGCGGTGAACAAGGCGTATCCCGGCTTCGGTAATCAGACGGACACCGGCTATCAGCAAGCGGTCAAGTCCCTCGTGGGCGAGCAGGTAACTGCGCAAGCCCAACGGGCCGGTGGGGACATGAAGAACTTCTCGGCAGACGACTATCAGATTCAGACCGGCGAGCAACTAGGCGGCGGTCACATGGTCTTGATGCTCGTGAACAAGAAGACTCTCGCACCGATGAACGTGTACCTCGATGCCCGCGACGTGGGCAAGCGATACAAGGACACGTACGCAGCACCGAAGAAGACCACAGCAGACGACAACTCTCTGGCGATCCCGTCAGAGTTCCAATAAGCGCGTCAGTACAGCCCGTTCGCAAGAGCGGGTTGTTCTATTCGCGTTACCCAATTCTTAGGAGAGCTTATGGCTACCATGCAAGACAATCCGTTCACACCGGAACAAGAGAATGAAATGGCAGCAAGCGACGCAGCGATCCCGCTTCCGGCAGGCACGACGCGTCGGCAGTTCATGGTGGAGTCGGGCGGTAAGGCTAACGCAGTGTCACCGGCTGGCGCGATTGGCTGGGCGCAAGCGATGCCCGCAACGATTGCAGCGGTGAGCAAGCGCTTGGGCCGTGACCTCGACCCTACGAACTTCGATGACGCGTTGCAGATTCACCGCTACGTCATGACGGAGAACATGCAGCACTTCGGCAATGCAGCGGACGCACTCCGCGCATACAACGGTGGCTGGAACAAGGCGAACTGGAACAACCCGGAGACGCAGGCGTACGCAGGCAAGGTGCTGGACGATGGCGAATCGGTGGTTACGTCGAACGATCCCACGAGCTTCATGCCCCGCAGTTCGGTTACCGGACAAGCAGGCGGCACGGCGGTGGACAAGGCGAAGGCACTACGCGACAACGCACAGAGCCTCGCAGCAGCAGGCGCGGACGCGATCAGCAATGACACGGTGGCGCTCGACGCGCACCTCGGACAGAACGACCTCTCGCTGTACGCGCAGCAGGCACAGCAGAACGCAGCGCGGGTTGCAGACACCACGCACGACGCGGGCTTCGCTGAGTCGTTCATCCAAGCGGCGCAGTGGGACACCATCGCCGGGCGCATGCAGGACGCGTTCCGCCAAGAGCAGCCGGTACAAGGCTGGGCCATGAGCGCAGATCAGAAGGACCAAGTTGCGCAGACCGGCGTGATTCACGACGAACACCTCGCACAGTACGTGGCTGGCTCCAGCAGCGACGCAGAGTGGTCGCGCCGTATGGCGATGGCAACGCAGCGCTTGGACTTCCAAGAGCGTGCAGCGAACACCGCAGGGCTCGCTGGCTTCGGCAACACGGTGGCACAACTAGGCGCAGGCATGGGCGATCCCGTCATGCTCGCAGCTACGCTGGGCGCAGGCACCATTGCTAACGCAGCACGCGCTGCATTTGCGCTCCGCTCGGGCGGCTTGGTGGCCGGTGCAGTAGAAGGTGCGGCAGGCAACATGCTCGCCTCGGCAGCGGTCACGAAGATGGACAACGGCGACCTCCACTGGCCGGAACTGTTTCAGAACGGTCTGACCGGCGCATTGCTCGGCGGCATGGGTCACGCGCTTGGTATGGCTAAGGAGTGGGGCGCACACGAAGACCTCGGTGGTGCAGCGAAGGCAGCAGGCGACCACGCCAAGCAGACGCTGGACGACATCACCGGCAGCGCGGGCCACTCGGTCAAGTCAGAAGACCCGATGGCTGGCATCATCAAAGACCCGCTGAGCGACGAGCAGATGCGAGCAGCCGTCGATGGTGGTTCGCGTGAGGGTAGCATGGGCATCGGTGAGGGACACCTCGCTGACGCCTTTGAGTCGGTGGAGTCGCGCCGCGCTATGCGTGAGCAGATCAAGGAGGAGGAGGCAGCGAAGGTCAAGGCTGAGAAGGAAGGCAACATGCAGGCCAACACCGACATTCACGATGCGATGGACCCGGCAGCACGAGCAGCAGCACGCGAGGCCGCTGGCTTCGAACGTGAACGCGTGACGCCGTGGATTCCCGAAGAAACGCTGATCGAGCATGGAGGTAAGCACGTCGAAGTATCGGACGCGGTGAAGGCAGAGGAGGAGCAGCACCCGCAAGAGTCGCGCATTCAACCCGACGCCAAGATCGAGTACATCGACCGCTCTGAGCGGAATCCGCATCTGAACGCAGAGCAGAAGGCAGCGGCTCCGACTACGACCGCAGGCAAGCTATTGGGCGACCTGTCGGAGAACGCGAAAGACCCGATGGTGCGCGCTATGGCAGGGCGACTGCGCGAGCAACTGCGCGATGACGTGCCGGTGGTTGAGCATGCGGGCGCGGGCCGCGCTCACTACTCGCGTGCAACGCACACAGTCCACCTGTTCCCCGAAGACGCGATGCGTACTGGCGGGCTGGACCCGGAAGCTACACAGCTTCACGAGATCAGCCATGCAGTGTCCGCGTACAAGCTCGACTACGGCCTCCGCCGTCCCGACTCGGTACACGGTGGCATCGTCAAGCAACTGGAGCAGCTTCGTCGCCGCGCTCGTGCTGAGTACAAGGGCAACAACCCGATCACGAAGTATTACTTCAAGAACGCACACGAGTTCTTGGCTGGCCTGTACTCAGGCAAGTCGGAGTTCATTGAGCATCTGAAGTCCATGCGCGTGCAGAACGGTAACGTGCTGTCTAAGACGGTTGACCTAGTGCGCTCACTGTTGGGCCTGAAGCCGAAGGAGACGAATGCGCTCGTGAAGGCGATCGGTCTGTCGGATCACCTGATCGCTGAGCCGGTAGAAGCTCACCTCATGAAGGACGGCACGTACAACACGGTGCTGTCGCAGCCGCCCGCACGCGATGATGTTCAACTCGGCGCTATGGCGCAGGCGATGAAGGATCAGATCGACCGTTGGGTTGACGTTAAGCCGGTGGAGACGCAACGCCTCCGCGACTGGCACACGGCGTACTACGGTGCGATGCGTGACTCGCTCAAGGGTGCAGGCAAGACGGCACTGGGCTGGCTCGACTCCGTGGGTCTGGAACTGGGCCGCTCAGAGAACAAGGGCGTGCGTATGTGGGCCTCGGCTCTCGGTGAGGATGCGACGGGTAACAACCGGCAGCACGCAACCTCGGCGGCGATCACCAAGGCAGCACTGACGGCGAACTTCCGCAAGCCTATGTACGAGGCTCTGGATCGCTTGATGCCCACGCTCATGACGGCAGAGGAGAAGGTCAAGTTCTCGCAGGGCATCTTCGCCAACGCGGCTGAGAAGCGGATCGGACGTGAGGTGGCAGCAGAGCGCCTTGCGCGCCGCGATGCGATCAAGCGTGGCGTGCCGCACAACAGCACAGCATCGGCAGGTATCCGTGAACTGGCGAACATCCTCGACGGCTTCTGGCGTGACGTGACGGAAGCAGGCCGCAAGGCAGGCGACCCGTACAGCGAGTCGATCAACAAGACCGGCTACGTGGGCCACATGCCGTACGCATGGGACTGGCAGGAACTCACGCGCATCTACAACGAGGACGCAGGCAAGTTCAACTCGTTCAAGCAGGCACTGCGCGAGCAGTACCGGCAGAAGGTGCTGAACCCGGCACTCGACAAGATGCTGAAGAACGGCCCGGTGGATCAGACCGCGATGTCAGCACTGAACCAGCATGTCGTTGAGCATGCCGACAACCTGACGGATCGTTACCTGACGCAGATCATGCGCGACCCGGACAGCCGACTGAAGGGTGCAGACGACCACTTCGGCTCGGTAGCCGCTGACCTCTTGAATGAGAAGTGGCACGGCAGCAAGGTTACGGGTGTCATGGCCGAAGACTTCAAGAAGGCATTGAAGGACATCATCAGCGACCGTACCCGTACTGAGTTCGACTTGCTCGCGCAGCAGCCTGACGGCACTCGCCTGCTCGACTACATGGACACCGACATGGGCCGCATGGTTCAGCGAGGCTCCTCGAAGTTCGCAGGCAAGATCGCACTGGCTAAGGCTGGGCTCACCGACGACGCACACGTGACGGCACTGAAGGACGCGCTCCGCGCAACTGGTGCCACGACTAAGGAAGTGGACGGTATCGACTTCCTCGTGCGTTCGCTGGACGACAACCTCGACAACAAGGAAATGCCGATTGCCCGCGCATTGCAGATGGGCGCTCACATGTCGATGATGGGTAAGCTGGGCTTCAACGCTCTGGCTGACTCGGCATCGGTGGCAGCTTCGGCTGGCGTGAGCGGCTTCTTCCGTACGCTGGCCGGTGGGCTGGGCAAGGACACCGCACTCCTGAAGCAACTGGGTACGGACCTCGCAGGCGCACTGGGCTCGGACCATGCCTTGCGCGTGGCTGAGACTTCGACGGGCACGGCGCTGCACACCGGCTCCGCACTGTCGGACTCGGCTATGTGGCGTCGCGCTGGTGACGTGGCGAGTGACGCGGTGGGCAAGCTCTCGGGCGCTCACTACATCACGCAGATCGTTCACCGGGGCGCAGTGCCTGTGCTGGCTGAAGACCTCATGGCAGCAATCCGCGAGTCGAAGATCGAAGGCGGCGTAATCAAGTCGGCGGGCGGCATGAACCCGGCGCGGCTGGTGGACTCGGGCCTGACGGCTGACCACGTGGCCCGCATCAAGGACATGCTGGAGACGCACGACACGGCGCGCAAGCGCGGTGACCGTGTGAACTGGGATAGCTGGTCGGATCAAGGCGCAGCGGACGACCTCCGCTCTGCAATCCACCGCGTCACTGCTCAGGCGCTCCAACGCTCGTTCGTCGGTGAGACTCCGCGCTGGCTGTCGGAAGGCACCATCGGCAAGATCGCAGGGCAGTTCAAGCGGTACGGCATCCTCGCAGCCGAGAAGCAACTCATGCGCAACGCGCTGATCTCGGACGCGAACACGTACACCGGCTTCGCTATGGCGACGGCTTGGGGTGCGATGCTGTACTACCTGAAGGCGCAAGCCTCGATGGCCGGTATGGATCAAGGGCAGCGGGACAAGTACATGAAGGAGAACATGACGGGCGCTAAGCTCGCCAGCGGCATCTTCGTCATGGTCAACATGTCCGGTCTGCTCCCTGACGGCCTCGACACCGCGAACATGCTCATGGGCGGTCAGTCACACGCCAGCGGCTCGCCTATCGCATCCATCGGCTTCCTTGAGAATCTTGGCAAGGCGGCAGGCGGTATCGGTGGCTCGGCGCTCGGCGCTGTGAACGGCGGCACGAACCCGCTCACCGGCAAGTCGGTGGACTACGCCAGCAACTTCCGCAACGCGCTCCGCATCATGCCCGGAGCCAACACCATCATGGGTTCAGCAGTAGCGAACCTGACTCGATAGACCGGAGAGGCCCGCCCAGCGCGGGCCTCCATTTCGGTCAACTCGGAAGACACAATAAAGGAGGGCCATATGGCTACGGACTATCTCGTCCCTTGGATCAATTCTGCGGGCGGGGATGGTTCCCGCAACTCGATGACCGTCCTTCTAGGAGACGGCGCGACAACGAATTGGAGCTTCAACTTCAGCGGCGGCTACATCAATAAGACCGACGTGAAGGCATACACGTACGAGCCTACTCAGGCCGTATTCACGGCAATCGACCTGACGGACCCTGCGAAGTGGCTCGGCCCGAATCAGATCAAGCTGACGCCTGCTGTTGCAGCAGGCACGTACCTCGTGATCTACCGGGATACGAACAAGGCTGCGCCGCTGGTGAACTTCGCCACGAACTCGGTCATCAACGAGGTCAACCTCGACATGATGGCAGAGCAGGCTGTGTACGCCACGGCGGAAATGGCTGACCGCTTCAACGCAGTCAACGCCTCGGCATCGGACGCCACGGTGCGCTCGGTGGAGGCACTGAACACGGCGAACGAGGCGCTGGACAACTCGACGGCTGCACAGGATGCAGCGGCCAGCGCGGTACAGACCTCCAACACCGCCAACGGCACCGCTAACTCGGCAAGCTCGAAGGCAGACACCGCGATCTCTACCGCAAACTCCGCACGCGATACTGCGAACGGTATTGACGGCAAGGCGCAGTCCGCGCTAGACGCCTCGGCAGGCGCGGTATCCACCGCCAACGGTATCGACGCGAAGGCGCAGAGCGCGCTGGACAACTCCAACGCCGCCGTCAGCACAGCCAACTCAGCCAGCACCAAGGCAGACACGGCGATCTCGACGGCCAATACTGCCAAGTCAACGGCTGACGGCCTAGCCGCGAGCATTGGCACGGCGAACACCAACGCGAGCAACGCTGTATCCACGGCGAACGCTACCTCGACGGCCATGAACTCACTGCCGCTCGGCACCAACCTGCTGCACAACGCCCGGTTCCAAGTGAACCAGCGCGGCAAGGCGAGCGGCACGGCAGCGGCGGCAGGTTACGACATGAGCCTCGACCGCTGGCGCATTGTAGTTAGTGGGCAGGCTGCAACGTGGGCCGTGGTGAACAACTCGTATTACACGGTGACGTGTCCTGCGGGTGGCTATGAGCAAGTTCTCGAAGGGCTCGACATTCTCGGCGGCTCGTACTATGTGTCGTGGACCGGTACGGCGACGTGCGAAATGGGCGCAGTTGGATCGGCTACTGCCGTTGCTAACGGCTCTGTGGTAACGCTGGCAGCAGGGGCCAACATCCAGTTCCGCTGGAAGTCGGGCACGCTGTCGTTGCCGAGTATCGTGCAGGGTACGCATGCGCAGACCGTGCAGTGGTTGACCTACGCACAGGAAATGCATCGGTGCCAGCTTTACTGGCGCAGGGTATGTCTTGACTTGGAAACCTATCAGGCACCGAGTCAGAACACCATCACCACGCACAACTTTCCGAACATGCGGGGTGCGCCAAGTGTGCAAACGCTGACCACGCCAACCTACGGCGGTGCCGTGCAGCAGCCACCTACGGTAACTGCGCAGGCGAACTTCGTCCAGACTACGTTGCTGGCTACCTCGTCAGGCGGTACGTTGTTCTTCGTGAACTATCACGTTGGACTTAGCTGCGACCTTTAATCTTAGGAGAACAAATGACTGTCCGTGACGTTGCATCGGCAGCAGCACAAGTTTCACCTCCGGTCGGCGTTACGGGCTCGCTCCTCTTTGGGCACCCAGTCGCTGACTGGATCATGTACGGCACCGGGGTGTACCTCCTGTGCCAGTTCATCGTCATCGCGCCGAAGGTGTGGCGCACTATCCGAGGGAAGGAGAAATGAAGCCAAGCGTCGAAGCGCTTGAGAAGCTGTTCGACGCAGTAGTTACCGGACTGGCTGATCGTCTTGCAGATGACGACATCGCCAGCGCCGCAGACTTCAGCAATGCGATCAAGCTCCTCAAGGACAACAACATCACTGCGGTAATCGAGGACAACTCCTCGCTCACCGAAATGCAGTCTCGTATCGAGGCCATGCGTGCGAAGCGCAAGTCGCGCCTCGTATCCGTTCCTACCGCCGTCACCGACGACGAAGCAGCGGAAGCAGTACAGCAAGCAGTAGCGGCGGCTGGTGGCTCGTGAAGCGCCAGAACTCGCACTGCTCCGCATTGAACAGCTAGAAGTCCTCCAACGCGAGTACCCCTCGTTCGTCCCGTTCTGTGAAGACGGCATGATCGAACTGGGGTTCTCGCTGTCGGAAGTCCAAGCCGACATTGCGGAATTCCTTGAACACGGCCCGCACTACCTCATGGTGCAGGCGCAGCGTGGTCAAGCCAAGACAACGATTTGTGCCCTGTTCGCGGTGTGGTGTCTTATCCACGACCCGAAGTACCGCATCCTGATTATCTCGGCAGGCGGCACACAGGCCAACGAAATCTCGACCCTTATCGTCCGCGTCATCATGACGATGGACATTCTCGAATGCTTGCGGCCTGACCGCAACGCGGGCGACCGCACCTCCGTCGAGGCATTCGACGTTCACCACACCCTCAAGGGTCTGGATAAGTCGCCATCCGTGGCGTGCGTAGGCGTCACCGGCAACTTGCAGGGTAAGCGCGCCGACCTACTTATTGCGGACGACATTGAGAGCGCGAAGAACTCCCTGACCGAACACCAACGGCAGGCACTGCTCCAACTCACCCGCGACTTCCCCTCGATCTGCTCCACCGGACGGATCGTGTACTTGGGGACGCCGCAGTCGATCAACTCGATCTACAACACGCTGCCGGGTCGCGGCTACACCGTCCGTATCTGGCCGGGACGTTTCCCGACCATCGAGCAGATGACGAACTACGGCGACATGCTCGCCCCGTTCATCCAGCGCAGGCTGCGCGCCGACCCGAGCCTCGCCACAGGCGGCGGCTTGCTGTGCGACCAAGGCCAGCCGGTTGACCTCGAATTGCCCGCAGGCAACGAGTCGTTCCTCGCCAAGAAGGAGCATGACCAAGGCCCAGCGTACTTCCAGTTGCAGCACATGCTGAACACGAAGCTCGCGGACTCGGAACGCTTCCCTCTGCGCCTCTCGAAGATTCAGTCGATGCGCCTCGTGGGCGACGCGTACCCGCTGACGATCACTCCCGGCATGCTGGAACACGAGACGATCAAGTACGCCATCAACGGAACCTCGTACGTGCTGGGCACGCCCTCGCAGGTGTCACCCGAGCGTGGCCCGCTGCAAGGCGTCGTCATGTACGTTGACCCGGCAGGCGGCGGCAAGAACGGCGACGAGACAGGCTACGCCGTGGTGGGATTCCTGAACGGGACCATCTACGTGCTGGAAGTCGGCGGCATCCCCGGTGGCTTTGCACCGGACGGATTCACGAAGCTCTCGCGCATCGCCGCACGCTGGAAGGTCAATCGAATCCTTGTCGAGAAGAACTTCGGCAATGGCGCGTACCTCCACACGTGGCTCCCGACGCTCCGCGCCGAATACCCGAACACGGTAGGCGGCGGCTGTGCGATTGAGGAGACGTGGGAATCCGGCCAGAAGGAACTCCGCATCATCGACGTGCTAGAGCCGGTCATCGCTCGCGGCAGTCTCGTGTTCAACGACGACATTGCCCGCGACGAGGAACAGACCCTCGCACGCTACCCGGCTGAACGCCGCTCCTCGTACTCAGTGTTCCATCAGATCGCGCACATCACCCGCGAGAAGAACGCCCTCCAGCATGACGACCGCCTCGATGCACTCGCAGGCGCTGTCCGCTACTGGGTCGAGCAGCTAGGCATCAACCAGCAGAAGGCCATCGAGCGCCAAGCTCAGGCCGAGTTCGAAGCATGGGTCAAGAACCCGCTCGGACGCAACACCATGACCGCAGGCCCGCAAGCGCGACGCAGCGGCTCGACCTTCAACAAATACCGCAGATAAGGAACACACATGCTCGTAACCAAGCTCCCCCGTATCGAACACATCGTCAGCGACGGTGGCGACCTCCGCGAGGACACCGCAGGCTGTATCAGCGCAATCGAAGTGGTGGCTGCACGCGGCGTATCCGGCAAGGCATCAGCCGGTGTCCTCCGTGACTTCTTCATCGCCGCAGCGAATGCGTGCGACGTAGCCGCTGGTGGCCTCGGCCTTCTGACCGCAGCCGACGCGGAATCGTAATGGCACGCGTGTCGCCGCGTGTGGTTGCGGCGGCAGTAGCGCTTGCCGTAGCCACACTCACCCTACCCTTTGAGGGCACCCGCACGGTTGCCTACAAAGACCCAGTTGGAATCCCTACCGCATGCACCGGCCACACCGGCTCGGACGTGCGCGTAGGTCAGGTGTACTCGACTGCCCAGTGCAAGTCTCTGCTGGACGCTGACGAGGCGGTGGCGGCGCAAGCCGTGATCGACCTGACCACTGGCCCGATCAACGCGAATGAACTCGCGGCCCTAACCGACTTCACCTTCAATGTGGGGCGCGGAAACTTCGCCTCCTCGACTCTGCGCAGGAAGTTCAACGCTGGCGACCACGCTGGTGCCTGCAAGGAGTTACTGAAGTGGGTGTACGCGAAGGGCGAGAAGTTGACCGGGCTGGTGCGCCGACGCCAAGCCGAATACGAGGTGTGTATCAAGTGACCATCTTAGACAAGGTACTCGCGTACCTGCTGGCCCTCGCTGTAGTGGTGGGGCTGGCCGGTGCTGTGTACATCGAACACGAACGGGCTGACGCAGCCGCCGATCAGGTGGCCGCCCTATCCGCATCCCTCGCCGCATCGCAAGCATCCCTCGACGCCTACGTGGCCGCATCGAAGGTGACGCAGGCGCGTGCCGCGACCAACCAAACGAAGGTATCCAATGCGCTCGCTGCGAATCCTAGCTGGCGGGACACTGCTGTGCCTGATGACGTGTTTAACAGCCTGTACGGCAACCGCCCCAACGCGGCCAGCGGACAGCCTGCTTCAGCCGTGTCAGGAACCGGCACCTCCCGCTGACCACACCCTCGGTGGGCTGGCCCAGTCAGTCCACGACTATCAGACCGCGCTCGACATGTGCAACGATCAGTTGACCGGGCTGCGGGCGTACTTCTCGGTAAAGAAGTGATCTGGCACTACACCGCCGCGCCGTACGGCGTGAAGGTACGATTCACAACCACCCAAGCGGGCCTTCAGAGGCTCTGCAAGCGGCTGCGGCTGGACGTACCTACCGATGTAGTCGGCTGGTGTGCGCAGGCCGCTGGTGAGCTTGTCGTGGCCGTTCTCGACGGTTCACGAGCCACCCTCGTCCATGAATGCGGACACGCCGCTATGTTTGTGCTGCAACACGTTGGGATCAACCCGACCGACAGTAACGGGGAGGCGTACTGCTACCTCCTCGATCACATGTTCGCCCGCTTCGAGAAACGACTCAGCCCAGCTTCTTCGCCAAGTCCTTAGCCCGAAGGTGGGTGTACCGGCGCATCATCGCGCTGGTCTTGTGCCCGGTGATCGACATGATCTCCGTCTCGCTGAACACATCCTTCTCGACCAACCGCGACGTGGCCTCGTGCCGCGTATCGTGGAAGGTGAAGTCGTCCAGCCCGATCCGCTTCTTCAGCCGGATGAAGGCCCGCTTCACTGCCTCCGAAGTCACACCGGGGAACACCGGACCCTTACGCTCCGCGTAGCTCGGCAATCCCCGCAGTATCTCGACGGCCCGCTTGGACAGGGGCACGCCGCGCTGTTCATCATTCTTAGTTGACCCGGACTTCAGGTACGCTACCTGATCTTCGAGGTTGACCTGTTCCCACACCAGCCCGACGATCTCGGACTGCCGCATGGCTGTCTCAATGGCAAGCTCGACCACCGGACGGAGATACCACGACCGGGCTTCGGACGCCGCAGCCAGCAGGGCCAGTTCCTCGGCAGCTTCTAGTCGCCGGTCCCTCGGCGGGCTGGACTGCGGACGGCGCACGTCGCTGACCGGGTTCACCGGCGTGCCAATGCCCCAGTCCTTACGGGCGACTTCCAGCACATGATGCAGGAGGTTCAGTTCCCGGTTCACCGTCGAACCCGACACCGGACGGCCCGAGTCCATCCCGGACAGGCGACGGTCACGGTAGTTCGCAACCACGGAAGGCGTCAGGTGCGCCACGGCGTACTGCGCCATGCGGTCGCGGGCCATCGCCTTCAGCCGCCAGTCCTCGGAGTCCTTCCCCTTCTTCTTGGGCGTGACCTTCTCAAGGTACATCCCGATCACGTCAGCGACCGTATGCTCGCGTGCCTTGCTGGTGTCCACGAACACGCCCCGGCTCATTTCAGCCTCGCGCTCGGTCACCCACTGCTGGGCATCCTTCTCGCTGCTGAACGTCCTACTGAGGGCCGGATAGCCCTTGCGCCTGACACGTGCCTGCCACGTTGTTGTACCCTGATTGTCGTCCCGCTTCTGTACCGTGCCCATTGTGTCTCCCCGACCGAAATGAGCAGCCAGTGTCTCGCGGTTGCCTCGCGGTGTCAAGCCGGATAGAGTACAGCCCATGTGCGGCGGGCTTCTTCAGCCGCATGTGGGTGGCCCTCCGAAGGCAGGGGTTGCTGGTTCGATCCCAGCCGGGCGCGCCAATAAATTCAAGCACTTAGCGGTAACCGGGCAGTACAAAATCACCGCTGCGAGACACCTAGGAGACAGTTCAGTGTCTCGGATTTGCCTCGCGGCCCAGCCCACTCTACTGTCCACTGCCTGTGTTGTTTCCGTGCAACACCGCACCACTCCCTGCCTTCAATGTCTCCACAGCATCTACCAGCCGCTCGCCAGCCGGTACGCTGTCCATGACGACCTGACTGAGTAGCGTGCCCTGCGCGTTCCTGAACTGCACCACCACGTTACCCCGCTTGGTGTACACCTTGGAGTCAGCCACGGCCCTCCAGTACATCCGGGTGACCTTCTGATGGTCGTGCTTCTTCAGGACAATGGCATTCACCGTGGTAGTCGTCTCACCGCCGTACTCGACGTACTCGTCCGTGGTCTTCACGCTGACGGGCCGGCGATCCTCCTCCTGTGACATCAACGCCTCCTCGACCACCGACTTCGGGTTCTGGACATCGGTGCGGGCAACGTGCGGGACCACCTGTGCGGCACAGCCGGTGAGCAGCAGGGCGGCAATAGTTACTGACAATCGCATTACATCCTCCATTCGAAAGGGTGAGAGTGTAATGGCAGCGGACCTAATTTTGATCTAGTTATTTGAGGGCACTCCTGCGCCGGGCACGCGCACACACGCCCCCCGTAGCCCTCAACGCGCACACGCAGGACACGCGTAACGCACGCGGTACCTTGACGCGCACACGCGCATCTTTCCAGCGCCACGCGGCGAGACAGGGGCGAGACACGGCTGACGCTGCCTTGTACAGGCAGTGAACACAGCACGACAGGCAAGGGATACAGGGCGGACATGCGCCACGCGAGACAATGGCGAGACAGTGAACACTGATTCAACGCGTTCTGAGGTGCCTACCGCGGGCTAGGAGGGTCTAGCCTAGGCATGGGTAGCTTACCATGACACGAACGGCTCACAGGGGCTCTAATCGCGTGGTCATCATCATGGCTTGTGGCTCGCGCCTAGGCTTTGCGTGAGCGTGTTCCCATCTATTTCCTTTTCGGTCAGTTCGGAAGACACACACGGTTACCCGTATCTGTTGCCAGCAAGGGAACCGGGAGCGCACCGCGACAGGTGAAGGATGGACAGGACAGGGACAGGGACAGGATGACACGCCGGACAGGCACCGGACACAGGACACGGATAGCACACGGTCAGGAACGGATGACAGGTAGGGTAGGGAAAGCCTGACACATAGCAATGAACCATCGCACAGCACAGGTAACCGAGAATGATGCACTCACACACAGCACAGGTAAGGATGACTGGACACGATGACTAGGTGAGAGTGAGCGGAAAGGATTACATACGATGAATTCAACCGGACCGACACACACCATAGGACACAGTTACAGCTAAGCCATACGTGACAGGTGACACACAGAACATGCACGGTCAATCCATCGAATAGAGGGCAAGTGACCATACATAACGCAGTGGACGCTACATACGGAAGGATTACACTAGCGTTCATTGGATGTAACGATGTGTAAGCGGGAGTGACACAGGGACGTAAGCAAGGCAGTAACCGACAGGCAACACGCACCGAATAGACACGGCGCAACGGATCGACAGGTAACAGACCCAAGGCCAGCACAGGTAACGGGCACAGTACGAACGTTGCGCTTAGAACGATTCACCGCGAGACACAAAAGGCAGTTGACACACGGTTAGACTTCTGTTCAAATGGGAACCGTTGCAGCGTTACCGGGACTGAGGAAAGCCTAGGCGGGAGCCAGCTAGTACACCGAGGTAGCGAGACAACAAAAGCAGTTGACAGGTTGTGAATGTTCCGGCAAGATGGGAACCGTAGTGAGTAGCACCGAGCAGCGAGCTAGTACCGGCCTAGGAATAAGACCCGAAGCAGCGAAAGCAGGCTCCTCTAACGTCTTACCGTTCTGGCGTTACGAACGGCGCGACTCAGGCGACACTGGGCGTAGTACCGCAGTTAGCTAGAGGTGAAGTAGTGAACCGCCGCGTTCGGGTGAGACCGATTGCACAGGGTCAAGCGATGCACCTCCTGACTGCGTTATGCAGGACGTGACACAGAACAGCGTGCCGCGAGACACAAAAAGCAGTTGACAGGTAGCACGGTTCTGGTAAGATGGGAACCTAGCAGTAAGGCAGGACAGGCAGTAACGCGGAACGCTCGGTCACTGACTGGGCGCTACTGCGGAGGGTAGTGAGTACGGAAGCGGTAACGGTCTAACGCGTCGTGGCGAGGCACCGGGATTGCGGCCTACGGACGGTTGTATGCAGGCGGAATAGCCGATGCAAGAATGTCCGGTTCAGACTCATTATCAGACGCGACGCGGTGATCTTTAACAATTTGCTGGCGGGACACACGGCGGATACGACCACTTAATCTGTGGCGTGCTGTGTGAGTGAACCCGCCGATGAATCTGTTGTTCGCCACGCGGCCATTACATCGGCCCTGATTGGCGGCTACAGTGATTCATTCAGCGGCCTTGGTCAGCTAACCAAGGGACTCGAAGGCTCATTACTGACAGGCGCTTAAACGTCGAGTAGTGTGTGCGCCGGGAGACGCGAAGCGCGAGGCCGCTGAATGAATTGCTGTGAATGTAAGACCATCCTGTGTATATGATGCTCGCCTCCTAACTAGAGTTCAGTCATGATACTTAGACAGATCGGCCCCCACGAAACGGAAGTGCAATTCAAGAATGGCGTGCTGGTTCTGTTCTCGTACACAGGGCCAGTCGCGGCCTACAAGCCGGGACTAGGTGCCTTGCGTACCTCTAAGTTTCACTCCCGGACTAGCGCCCGGCACATGCGGGACTGGTTCACCGGCCACGGCTGGTTGACCGTTACCGAAGTGCCGCAGGAGTTCATAGATAACATCGTGGGATCGGCCTGAACCTCTGGCGGGTGGCGCTCTGTCACCCGCCTCTTTTCTAACTCGAATAATTAGGACTGCCCATGAGTTCCGATACCATCGAGGACTTCAAAGGCTCGGATGTCATCGACCTTCGAGCCGTCACTGATCGCGTTGATGAACTGCGGGAGCAGCGCGATGACCTGAGAGAGGAGTTCGACTCCGATCCGGCCAACGCTGGTGTGGACTTCGCTGCATGGGTCCGTAACCAAGTCGGATTCAGTAGCGAGGAGGCTGACGAACTCGCGGCGCTTGAGAGTCTGCTGGACGACCTCAAGGGGTACGGTGGCGACCATCAGTGGGACGGCTCGTGGTATCCGCTCACGCTCATTCTGGACAGCCACTTCACGGCTGCGATGCAGGAGCTAGTCGAAGACATCGGTGATCTACCGAAGGGCTTCCCGAGCTACCTTGAGATTGACTGGGAGGCCACGGCTAATAACCTGCGTGTTTATTACTCGTCGGTCGAGTTCAACGGCGACACGTACTGGTACAGGTGAACGAATGAAGTCGGCCACCATCGAGGTGTATCACGTCTTCGGCACGCGGTCTTGCAAGTCGGCTGACGTGCTGTACAGAGGCAAGCTGCTCTACCGTGCGGCTGGCCTAGAACTCCAACAGA